TTCGCCTCTCTGCGGTCCGTGACGCCGAGCGGCTCGGGATCGAGCGCGCCGCAGAGTTGCACCGCGTATCGCGACCGAGCATTTACAAATGGCGCAAGATCTTTGCGGCGCAGATCGAGGAGGGACGAGCATGAGTGAGCCCTCGCACGAAGCGCAACAAGTCTGCATCCATCTCAAATGGGGGTGGCTCCCCGTGGTCATGGTCCGGAAGTCTCGCCCAGAAGGTCTCGGTAGTTGGGGCTGGGGGCGGTGGCGCATGGCTAGTCTGGGGCAGGTTGTCCAACTAAACGCTTTACTGGTGCAGACATGGATAGATTGAGCATGACTGACGACCAAGAACTGATCGCACGGCTGCGGGAGGGTGCAACGTGGGACGATGACGTTGCCGCCGCCGACCGCATCGAAGCCCTAATCAAGGAGCGGGATGAGGCGGTGCATTTAGCACGGCTGCGAAAAACATTCATCGAAGAAGCCAGAGACGAGCGGGACGCCCTTGAAGCCAAGCTGGCGAAGGCAGTGGAGGCGTTGGATATGCTTGTGCGTGACTGCGAAGCCGACTACCCGCCGTCGCATGTGGCAATCAAATACTTTGCCATAGGCGCCCTCGCAGAGATCAAAGGAGAGAGCTATGAGTGACCCGCACCTCACCGAGGCCATGGTCCGGCTTCACTTGCAAATGGTGGTCGATAAGCAAACGCAAGCGAGCTTGGCCGACCATATCGGCGTCTCTCGCAGCTTCTTAAACGAGGTCATCCGGGGATCCCGCCCGCCCACCGGCAAGATCCTCGACTTCCTGAACCTCGAGCGCCACGTCATCTACACCAAAAAGGGAGAGAAAAAATGAACCGATCTTTCGGCCCGGCGATCATCGTCGACGCGGAGACAAACGAGATCAAGAGGATCCACTGCCATTGGTGCATCTTCAACCGGCCGCGCGGCAAAAGCCGGGTCTGCGACCACGCAGAGGCGCGCGAGATCGAGCCGGAGTTCACGCCGGATTGGTGCAAGATGAAGCAGGACGCGCTCCGCGACGCGAGGGATATGATCGCCGGAGTGAAGTACCGCGTCATCCGTTGGTCTGGTCGTAAGACCGACGAGCCGCGCGAGATCTACGCCGGGATCCCGTCCGAGGCCGCGCGCCAGTTCCGCATTGCGGCGCGCGACGCAAAGCGCGGCACGGTCAGGCTCGTTGATTGCAACGGAAAAACGATGGGAATGTGGACGGGAGAAAAAGCATGAACGACCACCGCGTCGTTGGGATCCACCCGATCTATCGCTCCGGCTCCGTCCGGCGCTGGCACGCGAACCCTGACGTCCCGGCGCAGACCCTCGCCGATCATCAAGGCCGGGTCGCGCAGATCATCTTGTTCTTCTGGCCGGACGCCTCACCGGATCTGATCTATGCCGCGCTGCATCACGACTGCGGCGAGCTCTACGTCGGGGACGTCCCGGGGCCGATCAAGGCGCAGAACACCGCGCTCGGCTTCTCCGTATCGCAGGCCGAGAAGCAATCCCGCGCCAAGATGGGGATCCGGCCGATCGAGGAGAAGCACCCGCATCTCCGCTTCGCCGATCATCTCGAGGCTTACACCTACGTCGCGCTGCGGAACCCGCACGTCCTCGTCGAGCCCGAGTGGATCCGCGTCCTGCACGAGCTGGGCGCGATCGCCGCGAACCTCGGCGTCGCTGATCGCCTAGCCGAGTGGTGGCAGAGGTGAACGCTTGCGAAAATTGCGCGAGACGCATATGATTTCGGCAGGAGCTCGGATCCGATCCGGGCGATCGTGGGGAGAAGCATGAGCCTAATTTTCGAGAACTGGCCGATCGAGCGCCTTGTCTTTTACGCGCGCAACCCGCGCAAGAACGACCACGCCGTCGATAAGGTCGCGGCCGCGATCCGAGAGTTCGGCTTCCGCGTCCCGATCTGCGCGAAGAGCGACGGCACAATCGTTGACGGGCACCTGCGCCTCAAGGCCGCGAAGAAGCTCGGGCTTGCCGAGGTGCCGGTGGTCCTCGCCGACGATATGACCGAGGCGCAGATCAAGGCGTTCCGGCTTAGCGTCAACAAGATGGCCGAGCTGGCCGAGTGGGACACCGAGCTCCTCGCGCTCGAGATCCAAGACCTCGAAGATGTAGGCTTCGACATCGACGTTATCGGTTTCGACGCAAGCGAGCTCGCGTCATTCTCGAATGACCCTTCGAGCGACGTCGACGCGCCAGACGGCTTCGGCGAAGCCGACGAGACCGAGCTCGCGCACACATGCCCTAAATGCGGGTTTGAGTTCGATGGCTGAGTACACGATCCCGAGCGTCGCATCTCTTCGAGAGCAGACGGATCATGGCAACCACAAGTTCGAGGTCGTCTCTCTCTTTGCGGGAGGAGGTGGATCTTCGACCGGCTATCGCATGGCCGGTGGCAAGGTGCTCGCCGTCAATGAGTTCATCCCGGAAGCGGTGAAAACCTACAGCGCGAACTGGCCGACGACGAAGATCCTACCCGGCGATATTCGCAAGCTATCGGGGCAAGAGATCCTCGATCTGGTAGGCAAGAAGCAAGGCGAGCTCGACATTCTCGACGGCTCCCCTCCCTGCTCCGCTTTTTCGACCGCCGGGAGCCGAGATAAGGGCTGGGGCAAGTCGAAGAAATACTCCGACGCATCGCAAGAGAACGTCGAGGATCTTTTCTTCGAGTACATCCGGATCCTGCGAGATCTAATGCCAAAGGCGTTCATCGCCGAGAACGTCAGCGGCTTGGCGAAGGGCGTCGCGAAGGGATACCTGAACCAAATCCTCCGAGATCTCCGAGCGTCGGGATACCACGTCGAGTGCAAGGTTTTAGATGCTCAATGGCTCGGCGTCCCACAGAAGCGATCGAGGACGATCTTCGTCGGGATCCGCCAAGATCTCTGGAAGGCTGAGATGGCGAGAAATCTGCATCCAAAGCCAACAGATAGCAGGCCGACGCTCGGGCAAGCGTTGTCCGATCTCCTCCTGAACGATGAAGACAGAGCCGATACGAATATGGAGAAGTATGCCGTCTATAAACAGCTCAAACTCCTAAAGCCCGGAGAGCAGAGCAAGAAATACTTCAACCTAATCAAATCAAGGCGGGACAGTGTCGCCAATTGTATCACGGCAACGTGCGGCAATATCGGAGCGGCGAAGGTCTGTCACTGGGACAATCGAGGCTTTACGGTCGCCGAGGTAAAGCGGATCATGTCTGTGCCCGACGACTACGTTCTGACCGGTACATACCAGCAGAAAGTCGAGCGGCTCGGAAGGATGGTTGCGCCCTTTATGATGAAGGCCGTCGCCGAAAATCTACTAAGTCTGGGGGTGCTTCGTGAAAGTTCCAGCTGAAGGCGAGTGGTCATTCGACGCAGACGGCGTCGCAGATGCGTTCGACAGTCACGTTCGAGAGCAACTGCCGTGGTATGATCTTGCGACCGATGCGCTCCTCCACATCGCGCGTCACTACATCCCGGAGAACGGTCTCGTCTATGACATCGGGGCATCGACCGGAAACGTCGGTCGCGCGATCAAAGACATCCTCGACGATCGAGGTGCAAGGCTCGTCGCGATCGAGAAGTCAGAGCAAATGTCCGATCGGTACACTGGACCGGGCGAGCTGGTCACCGCAGACGCGATCGACTTCGACTTCGAGCCCTTCGACTTCGCCGTCAGCTTTCTCGCGACGATCTTTATGCCCGTCAGCAAGCGAAGAGCTCTCGTCGATAAGCTGCTCAAGCGACTGAACGACGGCGGCGCGATCGTGATGGTTGAACGAATGGAGGCGGGCGCGGGCTATATCTCGACGATCAACGCAAGGCTGACATTGGCAAACAAACTAAAGGCCGGAGCTCTACCATCTGATATTGTCGCGAAGGAGCTAAGTCTCAGCGGCGTTCAAAGGCCGATGTCGAGACACGAGATGCCAAAGCAAGCAGTCGAGTTCTTCAGGCTAGGGGACTTCGCAGGATGGATAATCGAGAAATGAAACCGCCTCGCAAGAAGACCGGACCTAAAGGCCCGTCAAAGCCGATGACCGAAAAGGAGCTGACCCAGCTCATTTCGATGATCCGGATCCACTGCACCCGCGACGAGATCTGCTCTATTCTGGGCATGTCCGACACCACGCTCAACCGCCGGATCGCCGAGCAAGGGATCCCCGGCGTGGAAAATTTTGAAGCCCTCTATCAAAAGCACTCCGCCACCGGGAAGGCGTCGCTCCGCCGGATGCAATGGAAGTCGGCCGAGGACGGCAACGTCACGGCGCAGATCTGGCTCGGAAAGCAGATGCTCGGGCAGACCGATCAGGTGAAGCAGCAAGTCGAATTGACTGCGCGCGTCGAGACAGTGGACTATACTAAGCTCTCAACCGAGGCCCTCCTCGAACTTTCAAACGCGATGATAGATGCAGCTTCCGAGGATAACGACAGCGGATCGTGACCTGATCGACGCCGAGCTTTGCCGTCGGTCGGTGCTTCACTTTGCGCGGACCTTCTGGCCGGTGCTCGAGCCCGGGCGCAGGCTCGTGACAGGCTGGCCGATCGAAGCGATCGCCGAGCACCTCGAGGCCGTCACGCGCGGCGAGATCCAAAAGCTCCTCATCACCGTTCCACCGGGCTCGATGAAGTCGCTTCTGACGCGCGCCTTCTGGCCGACGTGGAGCTGGATCTCGAACCCGTCGCTCCGGTATATCGGCGCGTCCTATGCCGAGGCACTGGCCGCGCGAGATAACCGCCGGGCAAAAATGATCGTCGAGAGCGACCGCTATCGCCGCCTCTTTCCGCAGGTGCAGCTCTCGAGCGATCAGGCGCAGAAGGTGAACTTTGCCAACACCGAGACCGGCTCGATGATGGCGACATCGGTCAAGGGCCGAGCCACCGGCGAGCGGGGTGACGTTTTCGTGATCGACGATCCGCACAACGTCCTCGAGGCCGAGAGCGAGGCGATCCGGGGCGAGACGCTGCCAGGGTTCCGCGAGGTCGTCCCGAGCCGGGTCAACGATCTCGATCGCAGCGCCTTCGTCTGCATCATGCAGCGCGTGCATCACGAGGACGTGGCCGCAGCGGCGATCGAGCAGGGTTACGAGCACCTCCTGATCCCGATGCACTATGACAGCACCCGGGCGCGCACGACCTCGATCGGCTGGACGGATCCGCGCCGGGACGAGGGCGAGCTGATGTGGCCGGAGCGGTTCTCGCAGCGAGCGGTTGACGATCTGGTCAAGACGCTCGGACCCTATGCGTCCTCGGCCCAGCTCGAGCAGCGACCGACGCCGCGCGAGGGCGGGCTTTTCAAGGCGGATCGGATCCAGAAGATCGCGGCCGTGCCGGACGAGGAGATCGTCTGGTGCCGGGCGTGGGACTTGGCCGCGACCGATGGAGGCGGCGCATATACCGCAGGCGTGCTCGTCGGGTGGCGCGTCGAGGCCCAGCGCGTCATCATCGCCGACGTCAAGCGCGCTCGCCTCGGCCCGGAGGGCGTGCGAAAGCTGGTTGCGGACACAGCAGATTTCGACGGCGTGGCCGTGCCTCTCTCGATCCCGCAGGATCCCGGACAGGCTGGCAAGGCGCAGGCGCGGGACTTCACGGTTCGCCTCGCAGGCTATCGCGTGCGGATCGAGCCGCAGAGCGGATCCAAAGAAACGCGCGCCGAACCGCTCGCCGCGCAGGTCGAAGCGGGGAACGTCGATATCGTCGAGGGAGATTGGAACCGAGACTTCATCGAGGAGCTTCGACATTTCCCGAGAGGCGTGTATAAGGATCAGGCGGACGCTGCGAGCTCGGGCTTCAATGCCGTCGCTCCGAAGCGGCAGAGAAAGACCGGTCTTTTC